CAATAAAAATGGCAACAATTCTTGAAGTAGTGCAAGCAATCTCACAAATCGTTGGTGAAATGGGCTATGACGGTGCAAAGGACCGCGAGGGAAAACCCGTCAAGATCGGCCTGAGAAGAGAAGAAGGAAACCCTCTTCTTGATAAAAGAGTAATGGATGGTTTCGGTGTAAAGTTTGCTGGCGACCAACTAATCGTCACTTACCACTCCGAAATAATGCTAAACGAAATTTACAAGGGAAGCCTTGAATCTGATGTTGAGCAACGCATCCAAGAAGTCGTCAACTTTATCAAGAAAGAATACAAGGGCACAGCAAAGGCAAAAGGTTCTTTGACCCTCACTCCTATTGGAGAAGTAAAGGTCCGCGCCGAGAACTCTTCTCGCGTTCGCTACTGGGTCACAGCACACAGAGCCTTTCAGATCAAAGCCGAAGGTGTCGATCCCGTAAAGGCAGAGTCAAAGGATTCAGTTGAAGCCAAGTTCAAGCAATTTATTGAACTCGGTGGTCTTGGCGGGAAGAGGCCACAAAACGACACAAGAAAGGTCTGATGCCGCCCGCCCTAACGAAACAGGAGATCCTAAAAGAAATAGTCAAGTCCGGTAAAGATGCTGTCTATTTCATCAATTCTTATTGTAAGATCTCCCACCCTCAACGCGGGCTTATTCCATTTGAACTTTATGACTTCCAGAAGGAAGCAATTCAGGACTTCAACGACTATCGCTTCAATGTCGTCCTCAAAGCCAGGCAATTAGGTTTCTCCACCGTAACGGCGGCCTACATTACCTGGCTTTTGCTTTTTCATCGTGATAAGAACGTTCTTGTTGTTGCAACCAAATTTACCGTTGCTTCTAACTTGGTCAAGAAGGTAAAGAACATTGTTCAGAACCTTCCAGCGTGGTTAAAGATAGCAAACATAAAAGCAGACAACAGAAGTTCACTAGAACTCACAAATGGCTCCCAGGTAAAGGCTTCTTCTACCTCTGGTGATGCCGGTCGTTCAGAAGCACTCTCTTTGCTTGTAATAGACGAAGCTGCATTCGTTGAAGGACTAGACGAACTATGGACCGGTCTTTATCCTACACTATCTACTGGTGGTCGCTGCATCGCTTTATCAAGTCCTAATGGTGTTGGTAATTGGTTCCATAAAACTTACTCTGATGCCGAAACTGGTAAGAACGACTTCCACCCGATCAACTTACCTTGGACCGTCCATCCCGAAAGAGATCAAGCTTGGTTTGAGAAAGAGACAAGAAATATGTCTCCCCGTCAGATCGCACAGGAATTAGAATGCTCGTTCAATTCTTCGGGTGAAACTGTTATTAGTTCAGAACATCTATCCAGAATTGATTCTGAAATAAGAGAACCATTATTTAGAACCGGCTTTGATAGAAACCTCTGGCTATGGGAGCAATATGATACAAATAGCACTTATCTTCTGGTTGCTGATGTCGCAAGAGGCGACGGTGCTGATAATTCAGTTTTCCATCTTACAAAGTTGGAAACAATGGAAGTTATTGGCGAATATCAAGGCAAGCCAACCCTTAGCGACTTTGCCTATCTTTTGAATAACACAGGCAGAGAATTTGGTAATTGCCTTTTGGTAGTAGAAAATAACTCTTTAGGCATTTCTGTACTTGAAAAGTTAAAAGAAATGGGTTATCCTAATCTTTACCATTCAACAAAAGGTTCACACGAATTCGTAGAAGCTTCCGAATTTTACGATAGCGATAGAATTGTCCCTGGTTTTACAACCTCATCAAAGACAAGACCACTCGTTATAGCAAAGATGGAAGAGTTCATTAGAAATAGACATATCAAGTTTTATTCTTCAAGGCTCGCTGCCGAATTCAAAACGTTTATTTGGGTTGATAACAGGGCACAAGCGATGCGTTCTTATCACGACGATCTAGTTATGTCGTTGGCGATTAGCTGCTGGGTCAAAGACACAGCACTTACCGTAAATGTAAGAGAAATAGAATATAAGAAAGCTATGGTAAATTCTATGGTAACTACAAATTGTGTTTTCGTTACATCGATCCCAGGTATGAAAGGCCATAATATAAAAGGCTTCAAACAAGAAACCTGGGATAAAGCTATGGAACAAAAGCAACATAGTTGGATATTAGGCTAAAGGGCTAAAAAATGGCAAAACAAGATAAGAATCCAAGAAACCCAGCGACCGATTTATTCCAGAGACTAACCAAAGTTTTCTCTGGTCCAATGGTCAACTACAGAACACAGTCCACCAGACGACTTCGCAGATCGTTAATGGACAAGTACTCTTCGCAGTTCCGTTCTGCTTCGGGTCAACAGTTCAAACGTTCACAACTTTACGCATTCTCAAATATGCAGAATGCTATTATGATCAATCACAACCGCTCCGAGCGTTATGTGGACTTTGATCAAATGGAATACACTCCCGAAATTGCGTCTGCTCTAGACATCTACGCAGATGAAATGACCACCTATTCGGCGCTTCAACCAATGTTGAATATCAAGTGCCGCAACGAAGAAATCAAAGGTGTCTTACACTCCCTTTACCACAATGTCCTAAACATCAACTTCAACCTCTTTGGTTGGTGCCGTACAATGTGTAAATACGGTGACTTCTTCCTTTACCTTGACATTGACGACACCCAAGGCATTACCAGTACTATTGGTCTTCCGCCACAAGAATTAGAAAGACTTGAAGGCGAAGATAAGACCAACCCAAACTACGTTCAGTTCCAATGGAACTCTGCCGGAATGACCTTTGAGAATTGGCAGGTTGCTCACTTCCGCATTCTTGGAAACGATAAGTATGCTCCTTATGGAACTTCTGTACTTGAAGCCGCACGACGTATTTGGCGTCAGCTTACTTTGTTAGAAGACGCAATGATGGCTTATCGTATTGTTCGCGCACCCGAACGTCGTGTATTCAAGATCGATGTTGGTGCTATTCCTCCAAACGAAGTAGAGCAATACGTCCAAAAGGTTATTACATCCTTGAAGCGCAATTCCATTATGGATGATACAACTGGTCGCGTGGATCTTCGCTACAACCCCCTATCCGTTGAAGAAGACTATTACATTCCCGTTCGCGGTGGTTCAGCAACAGAAATTGTTTCACTTCCAGGCGGAACATTCACAGGCGATATTGACGACGTAAAGTATCTCCGTGATAAACTATTCTCTGCCCTAAAAATCCCTGCTTCTTATATTTCAAGAGCAGAAGGCGCAGAAGAAGATAAAACGACTTTGGCCCAAAAGGATATTCGCTTCGCAAGAACGATCCAAAGACTACAAAGAATCGTAGTTTCCGAGTTGGAAAAGATCGGTATTGTTCATCTTTACACTCTTGGCTTTAGAGGGGACGATCTACTCAACTTTTCATTAAGCCTCAACAACCCATCTCGCATTGCTGAAATGCAAGAGCTAGAACATTGGTCCACAAAGTTTGACGTTGCTGGCAAGGCAACCGAAGGCTATTTCTCCCGTCGTTGGATCGCTGAAAAACTATTCAATATGTCCGAAGAAGAATTCCTCCGCAATCAACGTGAGATTTTCTACGACCGTAAGTTTGATGCTCAAATCAACGCCGTCGCTGAGAAGATGCAAGAAGAAGCCGGTGCCCTTGGCGGCGGCGGTCTTGGTGGCCTCGGTGGTGCTGAACTTGGTGGAGCCGAAGGCGGCGCTCCTGGCGGTGAAGGCGGCGGCGAATTACCACCACCAGAAGCCGGTGGTGAGGCTCCAACTCCAGAAGCGGGCGGAGAAGAAGAACCACTACTCGCCGCTCCTGGCGGCGGCGGTGAAGAAGCTGGTGGTGGTGGCGAAGCAGCAGCACTTCAAGAAGACGAAGAAGGTTGGTATGTTATGGGTCCAAATGGACGCAAACAATATCGCCGTCGTGGTCCAAGTGGAAAAACCTATTACTATGGTCAAAAGCCAGGCGGTAGAAATAAAGGCTCTGTTGCAAGAAAGAAAAACATCACTTCCGTTCACACACCAGAATCAGTTTTTGGTAAAACAAAACGCTCGATTGCCGGTTATAGCAGTTTTGAGACATTAGGAAGAGGAGCGATCTACGAAGGTAAGACAACTAATTACTCTGAGGAAGAAGCTGATGTCTTCCGCACCGAAAAAGAAATAAACAGGCTACTTGAATCATTGGAGAAGAAGAAATGAGATTACGCCATAATAAGAAAAGAAATACCGCTTTTCTTTACGAACTACTCGTAAAGCAATTCGCAGTTGCCTCACTACAACAGAACAAAGAGAAAGCAACAGAAATAAAAGAAGTTCTTGCTGCTTTCTTCAAAGCAGGAAAGCCATTAGCACAAGAACTATCTTTGTTCCGTACTCTCTACGAAACCAACAGCGTTGATGGTTTTACTGCGATGCGCTTGGTCCAAGAAAGCTATCGTGCTTATCAAACCTTGGACCACAAGACAATTTTCAACGAACAAACAAAGTTGATAAATTGGATCAACAAGAACATCGGACAAAACTGTTTTGAAACATTTATGCCTAACTATAAAACTATGGCGACCATCTCACAGATATTCGGATCAGAAACAGACGTAAAACAAAAGGTTCTTCTTGAAAGA